CCGCGAAAGGCGGCTGGGGCGGCGGCGTAACGATTGGGATCAAGTGCGGCGAAGGCGCGGATTTCGGCCGGCGCGGCGGTTTCGCTGGCAAAACCTTCCGCTACCGCACTTTCAGCATCAAACCAGGTCTCCGCACTCATCAGCGCGGCCACGGCTTCTTCGGTTTTGCCAGACTTACCGGCATAGGTGCGGCGATAGGCGGCACTGATCTGGTCCAGCACATCGGCCTGCTGGCGCATGGTTTCCGCATCACCCAGCGCGCCACCCCAGGCTTCATGGATCATCAGAAAGGCATTGCCCGGCATAACAATGCGGTCGCCCGCCATGGCGATCAGGCTGGCAGCGGATGCGGCGATGCCTTCCACAATCACGGTCTTGGGCCCAGCATGGCGCGCGAGCATGTTGTGAATGGCAATGCCAGCCAGCGCATCCCCGCCATAAGAATTTATGCTGATGGTGATGGGCTGATTGGCAGAAAGTTTTTTCAATTCCGCCGCAACCCCGGCTGGGGTGATTTCCCAGCCGACATCACCAAACAGCGAAAGCACCGCTGCCTGATCGGCAGCGGTGCGCATTTGCACCGGCATTGGCGCCCCCTATTTAAGCGTTTGTCGCAGCCGCACCCGTGGCGGCGATTTCAATGGCGGCGTTCTGTGCCGCATCTTGTGCACCACCCGCACCGGAAGCGCGACGCGGATCGCAATCCAGAATGATCCCAAGATCATCATGAAGCGCATTGCCTTCCGCGATATTGCGCGCTTGGCTGGCCGGGTCATAGCCCTGTTCGCTGACTGCCTGCGCCCAGGTTTTCAGGCCCATGCGCAGCATGGCTTTGGTGGCCAATGCATCCTTCAGCGGGTCCACAAATTCAAAGACAGGCGGGCCCCAGGCGGAAGGATAAGCGTGGCGCGCAGGCGGCAATACACCGGCACCAAGCGCCGCAGACACCCAGGCGCGCCAGATTGGCTCACACAGGTTTGGGATGAGCAGGTGCCATTGATCCTGTTCAAGCTGACGCTTGAAGGCCAGCCGTCCAGCGCGCAGGCTGGAATAATTCGCGCCCGACAAATCGCCAGTCAGCAGGTCATAGGTCAGGCCATAAGCGGCGGCGATGGCGTGAAGCTGGTGTTTAGCCAGTTCATTAAAGCCGCCGGTGCCGGAAGGGGTGGCAAAAGACACATCTTCACCCGGCAACAGCCGCTCAATCATGCCTGGGCTGAAGGTTTTCAGCGCATCGCCTGTTTCGCTATCGGTTCCTTCAAGCGGGCCACGGCCAGGCGCGGCGTCACTGGTGATGAAGGCAGCCAGACATGCCTGAACCTTCGCCTGTTGCAAGGCGGCGTCTTCCAATTCATCTAGCGCGCGCAGCCGAGTCATTGCTGGCGTGATCACTGGCACGCCGCGCACCTGGCCGGGGCGCAGCGGCTTGAACAGATGGATAATGTCAGAGGCCGGTACGCGCCGGCGGAGCACCGTGCCGCGGCCAAAAATGCCGCCTTCGCCAGGATGGCGTTCCAGCAGATGGTAAGCGACTGGCGCGCCCATGGCGTTGTATTCGACGCCATTGAAAATCACATTGTCTTCCGCCTGCAGCCGATCCTGGTTATAGGCATCATCCAGCAGGTCAGCTTCGAGCACTTGCAGCACCAGCGGCACATTCAACCCACGCCGCCGCTGTTCGGCCGGCGTCAGCCGGATCAGCATGATCAGCGCTTCGCCCGCTTCAACCCGCGCACGCGCAGCTTGTGCCTGAATGCCATAGAAATCCATTTGGCCCGCAATGTCGCAGCGCGCAGCCCAGTCAGCAAAAGCCGCATCCACCTGCGCATTAACCGCATTCACATCCGCGCTGCCTTGGCCTTCAAGCGCAGGCACATTCGATCGCGGCGTGATGCCCGTGCCGATCTGATAGCCGATCAGCTTATCCAGCGCGGACGCAGCCCAGGCATTATTGCGCACCAGGTCGCGCGACCTGTCGCGCAGTAGTTTCAATCCGGCTTCAACTTCCGTTTTAGGCCCGCCGCTGCCCGCATTCCAATTTGCCGTGCGACGACTACGGCGCGCGCCGTCATAGGCCGCCTGGATGCCATGCAGCGCCAGGCGCGCCCGCGCGCGGCGCAGCGCGGCTTCCGGCGCAAGGCTGGCAAGCAGGCGGTCAATCCACATTTGAGTTCAGTCCCTTGCGAAAGCTGAAAGCGTGGTGCGGTTCATGGGCAAGGTCATTTCCCGGCGCAGCACGGCGATGGCTTGGCTCATTTCCGAAATACTGCGGTATTTCACGGTACGGCCATCCGAAAACCGGACTTCCAGGACGGATCCATTCTGCGCCATGGCGGCTGTCAGCGCGTCAATATCGGCTTGGGTCGCCATGGTTGCCCCTTTCAAATCCAGTCAGATCGCCGGTCAAACCAACCCGCGCGGCGCGGTTTTTCGGCTGCTGGCGCTGGGCTGACCGGCGCTTCAGCTTTGGTGGCCTGCACTGCCTGCTGCGCAAGGTTCGGCCCCCACAGCGCGGCAAAATCCTGTTGCGCGTCTTCCATTCGGCCCAACCGTGCAGTGGCCAGTTTTTCCCAGTGCTGATCTGTCAAATTGGCCGTTTCATGCCGGGCCAGGGCGCGCGCATAAACGGCCAAATCCCATTGCTCATTCCGCGCGCGAACCTTGTGCCATTCGCGCCTGGTGAAGCCCGCGCGATTGCCGATCTCCACACAGGCCTCAGCGGTGATCTGTTCGAAAAACCCCATATCCAGCGCTTGCGGAAAGCGCATCGCACCCTTCGGCCAGGCGCCCGTAGCATCCGGCCCCATTTCCGTCAGGCGCAAGGCCGCAGCCACTTCGGTTTTTAGGTCCCAGGTGCCAACCGGCCAAAGCAAGACCGAACCAATTTTCTTGCCCTGGTAATCCACGTCTTGCGGCTTGGCCTGGCCGATCGGCGGTTCACCCCATTTGGCCCGGCCATCCAGCGCCATCACGCGCGGTTCGGCCCGATGCGCATGGCGGCGGACAAAGGCATAAACCCGTTGCGGCAAAAAGCCCGCGTCAATTCCGAAGCTCAGCGGCGCCCATTCCCGCCCCCAGGCATCCGGGTGGCGCTTTGCAATCACCTCATCTAACGCCAGCCACACCGGGTCCAGCGCCGGGTCGCCTTCCAGAATGCCGCCATCAATCCAATGGACACTTAGGTGCCGGTCCCAGGCATAGACTGCCCATTCAAGCCGATCACCCTGCACGTCAACCGCGCCCGTGGTGAACAGGCAGGCGGGCGGTATGCGCCGCGCCGGCCAGGCTTCACGCCGCCGCCACAGCAATTCGTGGCTGGGCAGGTCATAGCGCGGTTCATACGCCTCGCCCTTCACCTGCTGGGTGAAAACCTTATCCAGCAGCGGGTCATTGGCGCTTTTCTCGGACTGTTCTGCCACCCAGGCCCAAGAAACGAAGGGCGAATACAGCGCGTTGATGGCAAAAGACGCATGCACCACGAGCATTTCAGGCCGTTCATGCACCCATTTACCAGCGGCCAGCATGGCGGCTTTGTGCCGATGCTCGATCCCATCACCGCATTCTTCGCAGTGATAGCGGGCATCGCTTGGCGCGCCTTTGGGCCAGCGCAGGTTTTCAAACTTCAGCGGCTGCTTGTGGCCGCAGGAAGGGCAGGGCACGTGGAACCTGCCGCGTGATCCTTCTTCATACCGCGCCGAAATCCGGCAGGAACCCTTGATGCCGGGCGTGGATGCGGCGGCGATCTTCTCGCGCCCCGTCCAGGCGATTGTGCGGGCTTCGGCCATGGCAACCGGATCACCGCGGCCATCCACATCCACCGGGAATTCTGAGACTTCATCCAGCAGGGCCACGCGCTTGGTGACCATCTGCAGGCCTTTGGATGAATTGGCCCCGGTGATGTCAATGTTGCCGCCAGGGAAAACCTTGCGTTTGGTAGTGCTGCCGGTTTCGTCCCGGCTGATCAATGCCTTTACCTTGGCCGCGACCGCTGGGCAGTTGCTCAGCATCGGTTCCAGCTTGTCGCGGTTAAACTTCTGCGCCTCATCCAGGCTAGGCAGCACCCAAATCACAGTAGCGGGCGTTTCGGCGATGACCTGGCCGGCGAAATTAAGCAG